TTGATGCTATAAAACGCAATTCAGGGTACTTGGCGATGAAAATTGATGGGATTTGATCAGTTAATGTTCCCCCGACACTTATATTGTAAAATAGAGGCAAATTGGGCTTATCTGGGTGAAATAGGATTCCTGTCTCACTATCTCCCTTATCGCAGATAGTTCCCGGGTCCACAAAGTCCACTTCGGTGAAACCGTCGTCATGGGGGGATAAACAGAGAAACAATTCTCCTTCGATGTTGTACCTTCCCATGTATTTTGGCCAATAGGTATACAGCCTGTTTCTCCAATCAAGTTCGATCTCATTAATCACCTCTTGTATATCAAACACCTCTGAAGTTATCTCAAACCCAAAACCAGTTAACCTTCCTACTAAGCCACGGACAGTTGTGTTGATGTGTGGGTTATTATGGAACTTCCTCCAGCATTCTTCTTGCAACTGGGCTATGTTCGCCTGGTCTTCTTCTTTAGTATATTTGCTATAAAGTGGGAAGTTGTCAGAATCAACAGCACCTACCCCTGATGTCTCTTTCACATCATATTGCCAAGGTGCTGAAAACTTCATAGCGGTAAGAAGATCATCAGGCATGTCTAACAGGTATTGCGTAGACTCCTGGGAAAGATTACCAACAGCTAAAGGTTCCATTTTGACATCCTATTTATTAACAAGTCATGATTTCCTCATAGGTTTAATAGATGGTGTGGTAAGATATGTGCTTCACATATAGTATTTTGGGCCAGTTGTCAAGACTTAATTTAATATTTCCCAAGGAGATTTCGATCACTTTGATACATTTCCCCAAAACTAATCTCCCCTTTTCTTAATCTGAAGTCATCCACACCTAAGGTTCTTCCACCATACATATTCCATGCAATTGAAAACATACAATCATCTTGTATGCCATGAACCTCTTTCTTCTCAGGGGAGCCAAACCACTTTTCATCTGGCTCATGTATGAAAGAGCCCATCTCCTCTTCAAGAATATCATCTTCTTTTGAACCTGGTATACTTATCCAGGGTGTTTTGAATCTGCCTTCTTTAGCAGCTAACAAAAGCTCCTTGAAAGAATCTCGCTGTCGATCATATGTGGGAAATATAGGCTCGAACTTGATGTCCCTTTCTTCGCACCAGTCAGCTACGTTCCAAGCACCATATCGCTCTGAACAGAAAGTATCAACGCCATCGAACTCTGAAGCGGCAGCTTCTAACATGTACTTGACCGTATCTAAACTATGATCTTTTACAGAAGCAAGATGCAACAAGAAGTATAAATACTTAGGAGCTGTCCCATCAACTGCCATTCCAAGAGATGGCATTGTCTTACTTCTGGGAAGACCTTTTGCCATAATAGTGAAAATAGTTCTGGCAAGGCCCCTTGTTGCATAAGGATCGCCAAAGTCAACTCCTGCCATGATAGCCCAATCAGTATCAAACTTTCTGCCAAGAGCATCTAAGTGTTCCCATGTTGCCATCTCTGGATTGTTAAAGTAGTTAGATAAATTGTACACGGTGGTTATTGGTTCAAACCGTTTCATAATGACATCGATTTCACCAGCTGTCTTAACAGCACCATCAGAGAAGCCCTTCCCTTGTGTATCGGACATAACTTCCATCAAGTGACTCTTTCTCTCTAATAGACTATTCATTTTAACATGGTTAAGAGATTCACCGTCACAACCCAGGTAATGCATTTCTTCTATCATTGTTGGAGTGAATACTTGCTGAACACCCGCGCTCCACAAATTCATAAAATAACGTTCGAACTCACCAAATGGAAACTTAGCTGCATAATCGTTCAACTGGTCTGCATCCATGTTGGGATTCCAATAATCATCAGGATTAGCATTCTTGCTATACCTGTATGAAAAGAAGACTGTTCGGGTTTTACCTTTCAAGGCATTGATATATAGTTTGTACAATAGATGGGTTTTGGAGGATACTGTTGAATCGATCACACCGAAGGCATTTGGGATATTACGAATAGAACCATCAAGTTGGACATAGAACTTTGGGTTCTTCATGTCAAAGATTTCTGAGAATGTGTATCCAGTGATATTGGAGACAATACCTGAAAAGGATGAAATTGATCGAACAAGGGAGCGTACTACATTATGTTCATCACGAATACGGATCTCTTTCTCCTGGATATTCTTACGACCCACTTCCATCAGCAATCTGGGGCTGTTCTGTATTAGCTCCCTCATAATATCATAATGGACAAACTTCACCTGGTCTTTACTGTTTGCACCAAGCATTATCATTTGTCGTGGCCAGTTGAAGAATTTCCACAGTTGAATCAAACAAGCCAACAGGGACTTACCCTCACCCCGCATCCAGCATAAAACAATCTGTCTGTAGATAAAACGGTTGTCCTCCATTCGTAGGGCTTCAAGGCAGATTTCTTTCTGTTGATCCCATATGTGCTTATAAGATTTCCCTGTCTTAGGATTGAGTGTCGATGGTAAATCGCACATGGGATAGAAAATAGGGATGTCTTGCCCTTCAGGGTAGATTGGGACACAAACCTTATCGTCACACCATTTACCAAACCCTTCTCCCCCTTTTCTGTATTCTGCCAACTCGTTAAATTCTTCGACTTCTTCTCCACTTTCAATAACCTCCTCAAAAACACTTCTTCTGATACCTAATTCTACCATAATGACCTCTTTATAGAAGCTTGTTAGTTGTTGCCACTTATCTGAGGCATAGTCTACTATGCGTTGACAATGAAGTAAGTGGTTGTGTCGCTCCCCGCTACGTTCCTTTAGGCTCCTGCACTATGTCTGTACTTACTTTCTGCTTGCTGTTCATCATGCGCTTATAGAAAGTGCTGCTTCCTCTATGCAAGTTGGGTTCTGGGATACCATCTCTTAAATCACCAAGATCAGGATTTGCATTCCGTATACTAAGTAACCCTATCTTCTCCCACATGATTTCAATCTTTAAGGCGGTATCTCTCATCTCCTTATAAATTGGATGGATGCACATTGTTCCACGGGATGTCTCATATGTCACGCTATCCACTCCAAGCTCTGCTATCTTTAACCTACACCACATGCTATACAAAGGAACAAGATGTGACCCGATCTTGAATAGCATCACTTCATCCAGATCTTTGATAGCTCCCGTGATTAACCCAAGCACATCCCGGACATAGGTCAACTGGGTATAGCACTTGTTCCCTACTGCCCTGGTACCATTACCGGAGTCTAACCCTTCTTCTTCCTTATGCTCCCGCTGCTTGGTCAAAGAAAATTCGCAATACCTGAATGCCGGGCACAAATTATCTGTACAATCTGGCACAGCATCCCAGGAATACAACTGCTTATCCTCAAACTTCCCTTTTAGCATGGACATCGACTTTCCACTCTTAATCTTATACGACTGCGGCAGGTGTGTGATTCGTGCCATTTTGTCCTCCTATCCTGTGTTCCATTATATGATAAGTTCCTTCGCTATCTCAGAGAATCCATCCTTATTTACTGGTAATCCCCCGCTACCTGGTTGATTCTCCTCCTTCAGAATCATATCCCTCATTAAAGTACACTCCTCTACAAGCTTTCTCCTTCTTCCAACATGAAGGATACTACTTTTATGGTGAAGATCCAGGAGTTGTGAACGGAGTATCCAATAGCTAAAAACATACTTCAAAAGGGTAACGGTTTGTGGGTCTGATTCAGGATTCTCAATGATAGCCCTGGTCTCAAGGTTCATAGCCCTACTCCAGGAACCCCACTCCACAGACAAGCGGCTGGTTTTCAGTTTCTTATGCATATGGAACTGGTTATCGATGATGTTTATGTAGTCAGTTGGTGAGAGTGTGATAACTGGCATGGTAAACGTGGTATCCGTGGTATCAGAAGGTGACACGGTAGGTGATAAATTCGAATCTTTAACTGTTGGCATGGTGTGTCTCCTGTGGAGAGTTGGAGGTTAACGGCATATTCGCTAATTTGGATCCGCAATTGTGGCGAGGACCCCATGACGCTCGCAAATGAACGAGCTTCAGATAATAGTCGGGGTTCATTAACTGAATGATAATCAGTAGTTGAATGTCATTCATTAAATGTTGGCTCATTCATTTTATATATGATAATCATTGACTAAATGGGGTTCATTAATTGACTCCAACTTATATAATGAGCTGTCGTCAATACATATCTAACATTCACATAATGAAGAAGATTCATTAAAAACATGGCATTTATATTATGAATAACTGATAGTTATTAACTGAACGTGCTTCATTGATTGAATAACACTATAACGAATAGCATGGCACTCATATACTGAAGCTCATTCAGAATGTCAATAACAATTTATTAACTGAAGCTCATTCATTAATTATAACTCATCTCTAATAACTGAATTGAGTTATAGAAATTATAATCACTAATCAATCACTATAGACAGCTTCAATCTAATGCTGAAATATACTTTGACATAGCATTTGACAGCACGTATAGTTGTAGCTCATGATTATTCAATAACGATTAATCATTTAAGCATTCAATAACGAATTGAGAACGAAACAATTCAAAACAGCTAACGATATGCAAGATACAATCACATATCAATCAGTGAACATAACAATAAATCTTAACTGATTTAATCACTTATCTGTAATGCTGTTTAGATTCGAAAGTGAGTCAATACTATGACTATCAAAACAGCTATAACAGACAAGAACGAAATCGAACGAATTAATGCAATCGTCAATCAAAATAGAAAGCTTATAGTGAACGATAAAAAAACATGTTTTAATCATAGACTTTCTTGTATCAGTGCAGATATTGACTTGTCTTTATTCGTTACTGATAAGAGTCAAGCTAAAACAGCGCAACAGATTGCACGTATAGCGCATACAACAGCTAAAAGAGTTGAACAGCATATAGCTATAGACTTAACGTGTACAGACAAGAAATCGCGCATTGACTTGAAAGCTAATGTAATAACTATCAACAAGAAAAATGCTGATAAGAAATATTACATAAACGTTAAACGTCTTTATGCTAAGTAAAAGCATTTAACAGCATTAACTAAAATACTAATCAAAACAGCATTACAGATAAGTGATTAAATCGAAAGTGAGTTATTATGTCAAATAAAGAAATGCTAATTGCAAGATGTCTTGACAGTCTAACAACTATTGAATACTTACTTAAAGATAAAGAATTGTTCTTGTCTTTACATGCTGAACAAATCTTTTATGACTTACTAAAAATTGAGCGTTATTTGCAAGATGTATAATTTGAGCGTTACTAAAATGCTGATAATCTGATTATCAGCATTTTTTAGATAGTGAAAATGAATCTCATTCAGTTATTTAATAGTGATTTCAATTAGTAAAGAGTAATTCAGTTATTATAGCTTGCTTATAAAACATGAATAGCAAAACAAAAAGTAAAGACTGATTTATTTAATGAATCTCATTCAGTCACTAAATCAAATTTATTAAATAATCCCGATTTATTCGCTGAATCTCGTTTATTCCGTGAATTTCATTTATTTAATGATTCCGGCAATATAAACTGAAGCACATTCATTAAATTTCGTGGATTCATTTTATAATCGACATTTATCTTCTGAAGATCATTCAGTTTATGAATTTTCAATATTCGCTGATTATCATTCATTTTATTTTGAATATTCATTTTATAATCATCATTCATTCGCTGAAGCTGATTCAGTTAATAATTATCATTTATTCGTTGAATTTCATTTATTTAATAAACCCCATTCAGCCAACGCTCCAGCCGCCTCGGATGGTATACCGGCATATTACTGAACCTTAGGACCTTCGTTGTCATCAATATAGGTTTCCCGTAATCCGGCAAAATGCCGGTCATAGAGAATGAACAAAGGTGGAGCAGCTATTCCCCTTACTCCCACCTTTATATGTATATCTGATCAAGCCCTTCGCTATTATCTTCTAACGTCCGCTATCTCAGTAAGCACCTAGGCATATTAACAGCTATGCCGGTACATACATTGGGTACCTTTTAGACGGTGATTCACTTAATGAATCCGCTTCATAACTATTTTAGGTATGCCAAAGAAAAGTGTTGACACGGTATACTGGTTCATGCTATGCTACAGCATACTCTCAAATAGAGAGTATGAGTATCCCACCTCGCTCTTTGAAAATTGATTAAGCAACATTCCTCAGATAACAAGACTCTGAGTGGTCAACTTTAATTAAGTGGTTTTCTCAAATCTGTATAGCTCTCGGAGGAACGCACATTCCATTAAGAAAAGTCAATCGCTGGTGGAACTAAATGAGTGGTCTTCGAAAAGCGTAAACGTTGAAGGGAACAGATAGGCCGGAGGCATCGACAAGATGAACTCTTAAAGGCGGCTCTTACATATTGACGAGAAAATCGAGAAACTCGGGAGGACACGAAAACTCCATTAAAGAATCCTCAGAGAGGAAGCATTGAACCTACCGTAGTCGTTGCTTATGACGTATCTCAAGATCAAGATACAATGTACTGGAAGGTAAGTCGGTATGGACTTGACCCTGCATTCAAATACAATCGCTACCCCGGTACACGTTGCTTTAAGTAACGATGATCAGTGGAGGTAACTCTAAGAGGATAACCCACGAAGCATATCTTACTTACCTACCTTTGTGTGAGTTAAGACAGAAGGTTGGTACATGCGTAAGTGTGTACCTCCTTCTCTGTATTCATCACTTGTTGGTGGATAGAGAGAAGGAATACTCCTTCACATACATAGGAGGTAAGAAAATGTCAGTACTGGAGCCTAAATGGTATCATTTTCCCAAAGAAATGATATGTACCAGGGTTTTACATTGCATAGTGTGCAATGAGGTATGGGGTGTGACTAAAGATTACACGCATCCCAGTGTCTGTCCGTGCTGTTTAGATGATAATTTCTTGTACTTAATGGAGGTGATATGAAAGAGAAGCGACCACCAAGACGAGTCAAGATCAGAGTTCCTCATCATCAGAAGATCAAGGACTTGTTCAAACTCCACGAAACGTACAATGACGAAGACGAAGATGGAAAATACTTTGATCGTCATTACCTGAGAAATTCCACCGCAACGATTAGTAGAACATGGAAAAAGCGGTGGTCTGAGTCCGTGTTCTAATGCTCACTTTCGATCGGTGGGACAATGTTCATAGCTGTCATTGTCCCACCACTTCTTGAAGCTAATCAGCACATCGTTGGTTGGTTTCAAGATGTAAACTCACAATAGGAGGTAAGAATATGAAAAAGGTTGATGTAGTATATTATGCTGCAAATGGTGGTCTCAATTTCAATTTCGAAGCCGATTTAGCGGTAATAATGAGAAAACACGGTCTCGTATGTGTCGGAAGTGGAATGATGCTTGCTGAAGGAGCAAGAGATATGGAATTCATACTGGGAACTATTAATGTCAAGGAACTTACTGATTCCTGCAACGTATGGACTGACAGTGGAGATGATTATGTGTATTTCACTAAGTGGGACAGTTTTTACCGCTGGTTGAGAGCAGCTGGTTGGGACAACGAAGAACAATGGGAAGAAGAAACGCACACATCGTGGAGCGATCTTCAGGGAAACCCATTCTTTGTGGTTAGTCAGCAAGTATTTATCCTCAAGAAAGAGGATATGAAAGACGAACCGATTAAGAGGGCTTATCCCATTGATTGGAATGAGTTCTGATACCTGCTTGTGATGCTTACTTGGCGGTGAGCATCACTGGGAGTTATCACAATGGTAGCTTCAAACTCACAATATTAGGAGGTAAGTTATGTCTAAGAAAGAATTGACAAAGGCGGAGATCGTGGCTCAGTTGACAGAACTGGGTGTGTCCTTCAACAAGAAGGTTGGAATCAAGGTTCTTCAGGAACTGCTGAATCATGAGCTGAAGGAATCGGGAAAGCCCACTGCGAAGCCCGCAGCGAAGCCCACTCCGAAGCCTGCAGCGAAGCCCGCAGCGAAGGAAAAGGAGAAAGTTCCTTTGACAGCGGAGGAGATCGCAGCGGTAACGGAGAAGTACAAGAGAGAATGTCCCAGCTTCGGTATCCAGGATCTGAAAGACGCCGGGTGCAACGACACATGCCGTAAAGCACACAAGGCAATGTTCGAAGCATGTTCGGAGGTGTCGAAACCTGCGAAGAAAGCTCCTAAAGAGAAGGGAGCTGGAATGACAATCTTTGGCCATCAGGCTAAAGCTGTCAGCGGTCGTATCGATGCAGCCATCCTGTCTGGGCCTATGACTTACAAGGAGATTGCTGATCTCATCACCTCAGAGATTGAGGGAACTTGTACAGTCAACCGTGTGAAGGCTCACATTGAGAAAGACCTGAAGATCGGTCTTCGCACTGGCAATGTGATCATGGCCATCTTTGATCTTGATAAGGACGCAAAAGTAACATGCGGAATGATCAAGAGCAATAAGAAGGCTGCGTAGTAATGAACGGGAGCAGAGAGTTTAAGGAGACTTTCTGCTCCATCCTACAGCACATTCGAAAGAGTGTGTTGTAGGATGGGATTTCATCTCATCAAACATACACATAGGAGGTAAGATATGACAAACTTGGAGCTGTGTGCCAAACATGACATCTCATACTGTTTCTTTAAGAGGGTGGTATTGTTCTGTTACAACACCCTCAAAGAAGGACGAGAAAACTTCGAGAACGAAAGTATGGATGCTCAAGCCGAAGAATCTATTCGGGTTGCTCGATCAATCATCTCCTTAGGAGGACTCAGACATGTTTAACAAAGAACTCCTTAAGAAATGGCAACAAGGGAACAAAATAGGTTGGTTCGACAGGGCTGTTGAATTTATATCTTGCGTAGTATTGCTTTCCTTGATGTATCTCCTCACGGTAGCCGTGTTCTGCCTGTAGTAAATAATGCTTGCTATGCTTATGTATAGCTCAATAAGCATAGCTGGGAGTGTTTACTCCGCCAACACAACAAAGGAGGTAAGATATGAATCAATTAGCAGAAGCGGTGAAAATCTCACGTGCCTGGATGCAGACAAGAATGGAACGTCAAAGTTTCATCCGTCGCATGAATCAAGGAATAGAGGGTCTTATTCCGCATATTGTATTCTATGCAATGAACCCGACATTCTTCCTTGATAAGGAAGTATCAAAGGGGAACTTGAATAGAACCCATAAAGTGGTTCTCATACTCAGAGCCCGTGATTTGGAGCATGTGTTTTACATCATGCAAGCTGAAGTGTGGAGCCCAGAGGGTGAAGCAAGTGAGTTGATTCGAGGTCTTGGATTATATCACACATCCATGTCAGTTGGTGATTGTGTGATGCAGTATCCACACAAGCTGTATCAGGTTGACTCTGTAGGATTTAAAAGAATGTGATTCCTGCTTGTGATACTCACTGGGAAGTGAGTGTCACTGGGAGTAATTACTCCGACAACACAACAAAGGAGGTAAGATATGAGTGAAGCTAATGGCAAGAGCAAGAAATTTGACCTGGTTACTAAGCTGATTCAAATGGCTATGGATGAACGTACCCCGCCTGAAGAAGCCCATAACGCAATGGTCAAAGCAACCGCCATCATGACCAAAGAAAAGATAGCGATTGCGGAAGTCATGCGAACCAAAGAACAGGCTGAAGAAGCTGTCGTTGAGGATAAGGTGAAGTTCACTTACGGCGACACTAATCAGAAATGGGAACGCAGCCTTCTCATGGCAGTAAGCAAACCATTTGACTGTGAATGTATCCTGCTCAATTCATACAAACCTGGTACATACAGATCGATGTCATGGGATAGAGGAGCTTTCATCGGACATCCCACCGATGTTGAAAACTGCAAGTATTTCTTTGGGTATCTGCAATTCACTGTTGCTGGCATGATTCGTAGGTGTAACTTTCGAAAAGTGGTTGAGAAAGACTCTTACGGAGCTGGTGTTGTACTACGTGTCGGTGAACGATTGAAGGAGATGTTCAAGAAAGTGGATGACTCTCTTCCTTCTGACACAAAAGCTGTAATGGTTTTGAAGAAGGATGCAGCAAAGTCCAAGTTCAAGGAGCTTTACCCACACACAAAATCAGTTGCCTCACGTAGGACTACTGATTGGAATGCCCGCAGCAAGGGGTATAAAGATGGTGGTAAAGTCGCTCTGCGAACGGGTGTAGGAGGAGGGGCAGCAACAAGTACACTCAATTAGTGATTCCTACTTGTGATACTTACTGGGAAGTAAGTGTCACTGGGAGTAATCACAATGGTTACTCTATACAAAGGAGGTAAGATATGTTTACAGCAGAACAGGAGATTGACATCATTACCCAGGTTAGAGAAGAACACCCGGACATAGGTTTCCCAGATGTTTTCCGCTCCCCTATGTGGTATGGGAGAATGGGAAAGCAGCAAGTGGATGACTGGAGTGTTATCATCGGAAGAGTGCCCGTGTTCAATGAAGCGGGTTTCGAAACCGATGAGTTCGTGGATGAAGCATGGAAGCCGTGCTCAAAGGAATATCAACTGGTTAGGCATGAGGTTGCATTGCACCTGTTCGAAAAGGCAATGGAATCGGAAGACATCAAGGTATATGGCCAGTGTGATATATCCGTAGAGCTTATCAACGGCGGCCGACGGTGCTACATCACAGCAGACTTCCCTGAATGTAAGGAAGAGTTGAAACCAGGGAGACCGCTGACACCAAAAGCAGGTGTTCGCAACTCAAATGATCTTACCCTTGAGTTCTCACGTTGGTTTGGTGCAATGGAGCTGGTATGTGCAAATGGCATGGTAGCTTTCAAGATCAATCAGAGTGCCTCAAAGAAACACCGACAGAACTTGGACATTGACTTCGAGATCAAAGGTGTTATCGAGGGCATGAATGATTTTGCGGAACAGACTGACATCTGGAAGAACTGGGTTGATGTGCAGTTGGCATCGGCTGATGCTGAAGTTATCATGGCAGCATTGCCCTTCGGTTCTCGTCACAATGAAGAAATACTGGCATTACCTGAGACAGGCACAGGTGATAAAGTATCAGATTGGTTAGCTGGTGGTAAAGTTAACCTTTATGATATGTATGGTATCTACACTCAATTCCTCACTCACAATGTTGAATCTGACATGGTTCGAGTGACAAAGGGTGAAGAAGTGGCCAGGGTTTTTCATAACTACGAACAGGTTCTACAAAGATCGGCGAGAAAATCGGAGGGATAGTTATGACAAAACCTATGCTGTACTTCAGTAGAGATTGGTTAATGCAGTGGCCTGGTGTTCAAAAAGCATTGAAGGAAGACATTACATCCTTCTATCAGAAGTACCCATACCATGCAGAATGCACCGAGATAGAAATTGAAGCTATGTCTTCGATTGCTAACCGGGGAAAGGTTTTGTCCATTGAGTTAGACAATGGTGATTTCATCCTAAAGAACGAATAAAGGAGTTACAACCTGTAAGCGTGAGGTGTTTACAGGTTGTTGCTTGTCTATTCTGGCAAGACAACAAAGGAGGTAAGATATGGTAGATAAAACAGAGGTTAACATTGAAAAGTTGGTAAACCATGTTATAGATGGTTGGGATATGGACGCCTTGCATGACTTCGCCAAAATCAAGCTGTGGGAACAGTACGATGCCGATAACGAAGCTTTCTTGGCAGATTGGAAGGAAGAAATGAGTGACCAAGAAGATTTGATGGAAGAGGCTTTGTTCAACAATCAGCTTGATGAGGTAAATCAGGCATTCAGTGATCTGGAAGGGCTATTGCCACCTGTTGGTATGAAGCACAGGGCTTTGTTTAGAATCATGTGCTTGGCTTTATCGGAGTTCTTTGTTGCCCACTATCAAAAAGAGGAGATATAACATGTTGTTTCAAGTACAGGCAAAAAGTAAAATGTTTGGTTCTTTCCCTTTAGACATGCTTAGGTATGATTGTTGTACCCCAGCAAATTCGGATGATGCTGTTAAAATAGCATCAACACTTAGGGGAGAAAGAATAACCGAATTACCTATCATTCAATTGAGAACACATGAACCAAGGCTTGATATAACGCCTGCAAGATGGGAGTCATTCGGTTGGAAAGTAATTGAAGGGAGGAGATAACTGCTTGTTAGACTTGTGCAGTCGGCATTTAGTGTACAAGTCTAACTGGGAGCAATCATGCTCCATACAAAGGAGGTAAGATATGAAAATGCAAGACTTAGTGGAGAGTTTATCGCTTCTGTCCCCTGGTAGTAAAGCATCAGAAGACATGGCAAAGGGTGTAGTCCTAGGTGTGGTTAATCTTATCATGCTGACTACTCCGCTTAAATTACATGAAGTCTGGGAACATATTATCCGTTGGATGCCTGATGATTTCAGAATTACTGCACTACCGTATGAATGGCTTGATATTGGGCAGCCCTTGTCTAACCACATGATACATGATCTTGAAGCTGGGCATGTAATTTACTTTGATTACCTGCTCAAGGATCTTCCAGAAGAACAACTGGATGGGAGCCATGATGGTCGAAGTGTAAGAGACCAATTGCTTGGTCACTACCTTCGTGAGGTGAGTCTCCTTAATATGTATGGTTTAGATATTGGGAAACCATCTCATAACATGGGTTCATGGAGACAGGCTGGCTCACAATCTATTGCCGAGTTCTGGGTCAATGATCTTTATATAGAAAATGACCCAAGAAACATAAACTGGCATGGCCAGAACACATCCCAGTGGTGTTATGCTGGTGCTATTTGTGTTCAAAATGGGCGTGTGTCCACTCACCATTAGGAGGTGATGTATGAAGACATGGAAAATACCCTGTTCATGGGAAGTGTATGCTGTAGCAAAAATCAAGGCAGAAACACTCGAGGCAGCAATTGAAATAGCAGAGGATGATGATTTCCCCTTGCCCACTGAAACACACTATGTTGATGCTTCTTTTCTGGTTGATAAAGATTTAGCAGAGCATATGGAGTTTTAGTATAAGTCACACTTGATGGGCATCGAAAGGTGTCCATCTGGTGGTACTTATGCCACAAACAAAGGAGGTAGGATATGGGACACACGGAAGCCTTAATAGATACAATTAGCCTATTAAACAAGCATGATATGGATTTCAAGAATGTGTGTGAGGTAATAATAAAGGCCTCTCTGTATTGGACAGGGGCGGATGAACTCAATAACCCTGAGTTAAAAACAATGAGAACTTTAGCAAGGTTCTATCTTGAGGACCCTGATTACTTCATAACCCTGAGCTAAAAGAACCTGATTACTTCTAAGGAGGAAGCATGAAACGATTCACAATGGAGAGTGAGATCATTATCACCTACAATGAAGAGGATTTCCATTTCCCAGATTCAACATACGACGGAGATGCATTTATGGCAGTTCTGATTGAACAGGAACTGAATAAGATGGGCAAATTGGAGATGAAGCTCCGCTCCTGGGGAAATGGTCATGTAAGTATTAGGGTGCATGGTAAAGGAATAAAGGATATCAAATAAAACCTTGACATCCTTGAGGATCTGTTTTATGCTCTATTATAAGATGATAGAGCATAAAACAGCATTTAAGGGAGGAAGATATGAAGAAGCCGGTTCAGAATAAATCAAATATCTGAGCCGGCTTTTTCTTTTGGCCTGTTCGAGGAACGGACACTACCTCTGCAACTCAAACCGGACAACCTTCACTTAGAACCATGGGCAAAACGAGGCGAGGACAAACCACTAAAAAGGGAGACCGGCAACATGGCAGGAAGAAACGTTTTCAGAACAGCGGCAGATGAATGCTCAATGGATATGTGGGGAATGACCAGAGCCCGGGCGGTACATCAACACATCTGTATAAATTGCAGGGAAGAAGTACATCCAACAGGCATATCTATTTATAGTTTGACAAACTATAAAAGCACTGGATTATGTGAAATTTGTTATAAAGATATAATGTTTTAATATAAGGAGTTACCTTAGTTTGCTGTTTAAATCTGCACATCCTTTAAGTACAATCAACACTTCTTACCTCCGTTGCCGGATGCAATGAGTGTCCGGATAAGGGTGTGCAGAACTAAGAAGCAAACATAAAAAGGAGGTAAGACTATGAACAAGAAGTTGTACAAGATACGAGTAAACTGGCACGGAGAAATCTATGAAGAACACTTTCATGCAACTTCTCCGGGTAGTGCTATGATGATAACATGTTCAAAAATAGCAAAGGATTTAGGCAAGACCACATCTTATGTACGAAAGTTCTTTCTATCGGGTAAAGATAACTTCAAGGTAGAGGAGGTACTGAATGAAAGTGGAGACAATTAAATATGCCTCTATTACAGATGAAGCTCCTGAGGAGATGACAGGAGATGAAGATTACCCAGTCATCGGAAACAGCATGTCATCAGGGAATCGGCGAGAAATTCTCAAGAAATTCAAAGGGTTAAACCCTTATTGGAATTGCATAGACAAAGCAGGGATTGTGCAAAGAGTGTTCGGTGGGATTGTTGTTTTAGGCGCATTTGATGTGTTCGATGAAATAGGAGAATACTCATATGGTTTTGATTACAAACCACCTTACATGTTTCATGCATGGGTAGAAAAGTACGGGGAGATATTTGACTTTGCACTTCCCGGTGTACTCGAAATAGCAAGAAAAACTATAGAATCGATAAATAGGGAGTCTGTTATATTAACTGGTGTTCCACCAAGTTGGTTACACTACAGTCCATGTCATGTAATGCATCAAATGATGATATAAGGAGAAAATATGGATGAAATTACTCATTTGGTTGAAGGGGATTATTTAGATATATATCAATGCAATAATTGTGGTGCTCATGCAGATAAGCCTGAGGACATAAAACATCATACTACTTGTAAACCCGGGGAATCTAAGAAATGGGAAAAGTTTTATAATGAAGGGAGGTAAGAAATGGAACAGGAACAGATTGAGAAAATTGCAAGTGAACTTGATTCATGGTTGCAAGAGGCTATGGGAGATTGTGCCCACGGTGCTGCCTGTTTAGGTGGTACAGATGAGTACAGAAAATGGTTAAATACAAGTGGTAAAAGTATTCATGGTAGTTGCTTAACGGATGCGTATGCAGATCATTTATATAATGATATTGATACCTTACGTGATTTGCTTGGTGATCGGATTCACGATGAAGCGGCAGGGCACCCATATAATAGTCCCGAATTTAATAAGGACTTCATAGCTATTGCAGAAAAGATAGCGGAACACGCTCACCCAGCTTTGAAAGAAGCATGTAAACAACTTGCAGACGCAAGGAGAGTAATATGATACCTAAATCAACCATTAATGAGGGAGCATCAGGCAAATGCGAAGTTATAAAATTCACCGTCAGTAAAAAGGATTCTGATTTCTTTAACATGAGACAAATGTTCAATGGACATAATAGAACAGTTAATCCTGGTGAATATACTAAACTGATAGACAAAGAAAATATGTGTCTATGGATGTCAGACACCCCTGCTGAACTAAGAGACCATTATGACATGTATCATGAAGCAAAGGGTAATGTATTAATCAATGGGTTAGGGCTTGGTGTTGTGGTAGTTGCTTGTTTATTAAAAGAGGAAGTTGATCTTGTAGTGGTAAATGAAATCAATCCTGATATTATCAAACTTGTAGCTCCTCAACTGTTCAAACAATTCTCTCCCAAGAAATCCTTAATAATTAATGAGATAAGTGCCTTTGATTATCATCCCAAGAAGTTACGATTCGATACTATATGGCATGATATTTGGGCAAACATCGATATAATAAATCACCCAGAGTATGTCAAACTTATGAGAAGATATGGACATTGGAAGAAATCGGGTGGTTTTCACAATTGCTGGGCTTATTATGAAATTAAACGGATGAAACGAGAAGAAAATAAAGGATGGTGGGGATGAAAATACTACTCTCGGGTATTATATTTTTACTGTTTATAATTGTAGTGCAGCTTTCACATATCAGGGTATCTTTGATGGACTGGAGACCCGTTCGTACATATCATTTTTATGATGAAAGATCATACGATGTATCGAGCGTGGATAACCTTAATATATGTGATAGACTTTCAGAGAAGAGGAGGTGATAATATGCCTAAGTGTGATCGTTGCAAGTTAGAGTGTTTCACCATTATTATGTCCCGATTCAACACTCAAATGATATGTGATGATTGCGAAGACAAAGAAATGGCCCACCCGGATTACCAAAAAGCTGTCAATGCTGAAATAAAAGCTCTTTCGGGGGGTAATCGCAACTTTGAGGGAATTGGTTTACCAAATAACCTACAAGGAAGATAATATGGCATCATTTACAGTACATGGAACAGTACCATATTTCAGAGGAAAGACATTTCACCTTCCAGTAGACAATGACTGGGATTTAGAAAGCTTCTTTGAAAGACATGGTATAACTACCACACTTAAAATACGGAGTGGAAAACCATCAATATGCATAACGATAAAAGCATTCGTTAAAAAGTGCATACCTGGTGATGATATTGCCTACACATTCAAAACACAACGCAACATGAGGGGAAAGAACAACACAATTAGTATCAGAGGGACTAAACTCATAATTACAAAAAGGAGGACAGTAATGAGAAGAAAACATGGATCACTAAGAAATGCATTGCTTGAAACAATAAGGACAGAACCTAAGCCACTATTCACATCAGAGGATATCTATGATGAAGTACTTACTTTAATCCCTGATTTAACAAAGCAACAATTCTGGTCAGGGTTCCACAGCGCCATCACAAAGAAGGGTTTTGTCATTAAAATGAAGGACTCAAGTAGAAACGGAGCCCAACTCTATTCATTGAACCAAGACAAGTTTAAGTCCGATATTCCTAAACAACAAACATCATTACCTTTTGAGAAGCCCAAGCCGGCAGTCAGTTCCCAACTTGTGGATCTACCACATGATCTTTATGATTTAAAAGAAGTATTAGAATACCTAGGAGCAGAGCCAGATTTGGTAAACCGCACAATAAATAATCTTCCTGATGTAAGCAGATTGACTTATGCACAAATCGGGAAAGGTGTATTTGATAAAATGACCACAGAGCAAAGACAATGCCAGAACTTGGCAAACGAAGTATCAAGTCAACAAACCGGGCATACAAATGAAACGAAAACATTGCGTGGTATAATTGCAGACAAAAACAAGGATATAGAAAAACTGAACAAAACACTTATACGCCTGAGAGGATCTATTCAATCCGGTAAAACAATGGATTTTAGTGAGATGTATCATCTCAAACCCTCTCAAAAGGATGATGATGATGATGAAAGGAGGCCTTAATCAATGAAACCAAAAGTAATGTACGAGGAAGGTGGGCCTACTGGTAACTCATTCTATCTCCTTGGTGCTGCAAAGAAAGCACTACGAAAACAAGGGGTAGATGAGGACAAAATAGCCGATATAATAAAAGAGGCAGCAGCCGGTGATAGACAACACCTGTTGAACACCTTGGAGAGATACGTGGAATTCGAGTTATATTACACTTGACAGGTACCTTATAACATGCTATAATATGCTATTAATTTAACTTAAATAAAAGGAGAATATCATCATGGTAGATAACACAAACAAACGGGGAATCTCTCTTACCCTGGACAAGGATCTTCTGATCTGGATAGAAGATGTGTCCGAGAAAGAGAAACTATCAATTTCATACATTGTGAACCGGTTCTGCAAAGAAGCTAAAACAAAGGCAGAGCGTACTGGTTTTGTATTTCCCATCGGGGAAGCGGTAGAAGCCACATGAAGGTAACTTGCTATTATTGCAAAAGATTTCAGAAAGCAAGATCAGACCTACGAAAACTCGAAAGGATATCCAACACAATATCCCTCTCAAAAAGATACTGTGTGTTCGCCAATGAATATGTCTTTGGCGGTGATCCTGCCTGTGAAGACATAGAGAAAGTAGATATATTCTGGTGCAGCTATATGGGTGCTTGGTTATTTACTTCTATTTGCATCGATAGGAATCGAAAAAGGGATAAGTGTGTCAAAGAATGTAAGGATGAGGAGGGAGATATTATTCTTTCATTATCGAGGGTAGGTCCGGTCACAAACCTAAGACCCATAAACAATGGAACTACAAAGTTGGGTACGAGGGGAAGGAGGAGACTGTGATTGACATAGAAATTGTCAATAATGCATTCTGCCGGGTTAATAGTTATGGTAAGATAGCACTTCTACCATTACTATCATTTACAGCAGAATACTGGAAGAAGGGTCGGTTCAAAAAGGAGCGACAAGAGTATCAAAAGCATGTGCTTCATAAAGTCAAAGGGATGTGGTACTTTCATAGAGGCTTACTATCCCGTATCTTTAGTGAATTAGACAAATCCCACATTGAGTACAACGTAAGTGGGAATGGTGTGGGAGTTGGGCCTGATTCATTTGTTCCTAAGATAAAGGGAATAGAAAATAGAGAGTATCAAATGAATCTTGTGCGTAAAATACGGCGCAACAAGAGGGGTGTCATTAGATCAGCAACTGGTTCTGGTAAAACAGTAATGCAGGCTTTGGTTGCGAGCACTTACCGGAACGGAAAAGTACTGGTTTTGGCACACACCATAGATATTGTAGCTCAAACAGTTAAACGGTTTAAAGAATACGGATTAGATGTAGTAACAATCCGGGGCAATGACTCCGTTACAGAGGAGAACTTTCAACACCAAGTTGCAGTAGGTACAGTTCAAACCTTAAATAATGTAATGAAAAACCACGAACATCCTAAGTTTGAAATGCTATTGTGTGTTCTGAAAAACATGGATGTTGTAATGGTAGATGAATGCCATCATGTGTCTACTATATCCGGTTCTTATGCTCGGGTACTGGAGTTTGTTGATGCTCCTATTCGTGTTGGATTTACAGGGACAACGCCACCTAAAGCAGAAGGTATCTTCGCACTCGAAGGACTCCTTGGTCCTATCATCGGGGAATTAACAATAAAAGAAGGAGAACTCCTTGGAATACTTGCAAAACCCAAGGTAAAACTAATCAAAGTTCCAATAAGTACACATGTCAGAGCCCTAAGGATATACCACGATGTGTATCAAGAAGGTGTTGTGCGAAATGATGTAAGGAACAGACTGATAGTTGATATACTGGAAGACAATCCTGATAAGACAGCTCTTATATTGGTTGATAAGATTGAACATGGGATGGAACTCGAAGCCATGGCACAGGAAGCAGTAGATTATCGTATCAAATTTGTACACGGTGGCACAAAAGACGAAGACAGGCTCATAACCAAGGATTTACTGAACAGTAAATTAATCCCATGTGCAATAACTACAAAGATATGGAAAGAAGGAGTAGATATACCATCACTCGACATAGTAATAAATGCAGCTGGGGGCAAGAGTGAGATATCTACCTTGCAGTTTATCGGACGTGGGTTGAGAAAGACCAGTGAAAAAGACACCGTGATCATATACGACTTCTTTGATCCTTCACACTATTACTTGATTTCACACTTCGGTGAACGAATAACCCTATATATGGAGAATAATTGGTTATGACTTCAAACTTCTTACAAACTAAATGGGAAGATTATTCACAGGCTGTCTTAGAAAGAACCACGGAATACAAAAGTATAAGAAGGCACTACCTTTCATACATGACAGGCGCTTTGCACACCTTTATAACACTGGATAAAATTTATGCTGACATGGATTTATCAAATGAGGCTAAGTCCCACCTAATAGGAGAAGTATATAAAGAAATACAAAAGTTTGTGGAAGAGGTGAATGAAATCACCTGCAAATCTTGTCCTGACAGAGAGGAGTGTGTGAAAGAGGATTGTCTTAAATGAAATACTGCTCATGTCATAAACAAACATACATGGACTTTCTACAGGAATGTCCTATTTGTGCTGGTGAGCTTCTTGGTAAACAAAACATACCCAAACCTAAACCCAAGATAGATACAAAGAAAACTGTCCTTCGTCTTCGTAAGAAGAAATCACAAGGATCTCTATTCTAATGGCAGATATCGATTTATTCCACATCAACATAGAATCCTATCTAAACGACAGAAGAATATTCTACAACGACACCGGTAATAATATATCAGAGGGATGGATTGGAATGGAATGTCCCTTCTGTCCTGATGGTGACCCCTCTAATCACCTAGGCATCAACCTCGATTCAAAGCAAATCTCTTGCTGGCGCTGTAACACTACAGGAAGTATAATAAAATTAGTTATGAAGTTGGAGCGGATACACTTCAACAGCGCGGTAACCATGTTACAGAAGTTTTCTGATAGAGAGATATACTCTGACACAAGAAAAGCAGAGGACCACGCTCTCCGTGAGCAGAAAGCAGTAAGATATGATGATTTACTACTCGAAACTGAGTTGATGAGTACACACAGAGCATGGTTAGAGAAACGGAACTTCAATCCTGATGAAATATACCAAAAGTACAAGCTTCAATGCTTCGGTCCTGTAGGTAGATACTCCTTGCGTTTATTCATACCTTTTCACAGACGAAAGACTATCCTAACTTTTACCACCAGGGATGTAACAGACTTAGCAAAACCTACTTATAGGCACTGTCCTATAAATCAATCACTCGTAGACCCCAAAAGATATTTGTACAATCTTGATACGGTAAAGACTACAGCAATAGTTGTTGAAGGGGTTACAGACGTATGGAGAATGGGAGATGGATGTGTGTCTACACAAGGTATTAACTATGTGGTGGAACAGTTGTTCCTATTACGCAAAGTGAAGCGAGCCTTTTTCATGTTTGACTTCGAGAAGTTTGCAGTGGATGCAGCAAATAGGATATCTTATGCTGCAAGCACTTTTATACCTCATGTAGAAATAATTACGCTTAGTGAGGGGGATCCTGCAGATTTCAAGGAGGATGATGTGAAATCATTACGAAAAGACATTTTCGGAAAAGTTTATGAAACCTATTGACAACGATTTCAAGACGTTGTAACGTATAACAACACTTCAAATTTCCTGCAACAAATTAGAGCAAAACTTTCTGGAATTAATCAAATGTATAAATTATTGAACAAGGGTTTTAATTCACTTTATTCAACAAGGATCTGGTGAAGTCGGACTAGTATTATTACGAAGTAATAATACTAATATTATTTATTATTTATTATTTATTATTTATTATTATTAATTATATATAATATACTATTATATAATCCGACTTCACCATCAAGAGGAGACAAATGTTATGACAGATGTGGATTCAAAAGTGTTTGCAACAATTGAAGAGGCTAAATTATCTTTAGAGCGGGAACGTCAAGCGAAAAAACAGGTACACATACCCAAGAATGTCAATGAGCTTTTGCAGATATGGTATGATGCTGGTTTAAAGAAGCACCGACAGGGAACAAAAACTCTTAAACATGACGTTGCAGCACTTAGGAAGTTTATACGTGGTAAAGTGTTTGAACATACGGATCATGCTAAGTATGAGATTCCACAGTTTACAACAGATGAGTTTATAAAAGCTTGTGAAGGATTTGCACTGGTTGTAAATAGTCCTGATTATTGGCCAGCAGATAAAAACACCGTTAGAAAGACAACAATTGCAGAGTTCTTTTATAATCCACGGAGCCCGAGACTTAAAAGCTGGTTTCATTACTGCTTGATTCGACATCCCCGGTTGCTACAAGATGATAAAAACCCCGATACTACAAAAGCTTTCATTGATATTTACACAACTCAATTAGGGGATGGTTGGGCATTTGACTTAGCTCCTAAAGAAGTTATGCACATGCAGAATGGAGCTGCATTAACCGAAGAGTTCTTTGAACGATACAAACATATGCTGGTAAAACATAAAGACTTAGCAGACACACCTCATAAAAGAGCATCACTTGTAATGGCGGCTCTCCGCACTAAATTCTCACCCAAGAATAAATCAATAGAACCATATCACATAGCAAACAAATTCACATATGGTAAAACTCTCATTGAATTCCTGAAGATCAAAATGGCAGGTAATGTTATCCCGATAACTTCAATGTATGACTTCAGGTAATAAACAATGGTAGAGCTTATCAGGCGTAAAATAGATTCCACGATAGAAAAACGCATTATCACAGGTATGATAGTTTCAGAGAAGTACCTACAAACAGTTTCCCCTCAAATAGACTTATCCTATTTTCAGAATAGTTTCACACGTAAAGTTGCTGAATGGTGCTTGGACTTTTATTATACTTACAGGACAGCTCCTTTCAATGACATAAAAGCAATCTTTGAGCGGGAATCAGCACGTATGAAAGAAGAGGAAGCTTCTATCATACAAACTATGCTTGAGGAGATATCAGATAACTTTGAAATTGATAAAGGCATCAATGTAGAATTTCTGGTTGATCGGACTTTGTTGTTCTTCAAAAAGAGGGAATTAGAAATAACAGCTGGGAACATACAGATCCTTCTTGAAAAGAATGCTATAGATCAAGCAGAGGACGAAGTTATAAACTTCAGGAAGATATCAAAGATAACATCGGGGTGGGTAGACCCTTTTGATGAGGAACAGATAGAAACAACTATGTCGGCGCAAGAAGATCCACTGTTGATACTTCCTGGACCTTTAGGTTCCTTTTTAGGACCTATGCACAAAGCATGGTTGGTAGGGCTCACAGGTCCATATAAAAGGGGCAAAACTTGGTTAGCTGGGGAGATATATACTCTTGCTGGATTATCAAAGATTCGAGTTGTCTTTATATCACTGGAGATGCCTGCTTGGGAAGTTAATTTAAGAATATACAAACGCTTGACTGGTATGGCTGACAGAGCTGGTAATTTCCTTATACCTTGCTTTGATTGTCTTCGCAATCAATTTGGTACTTGTAATAAACCATATCGTACAAATACATATTTCCTTATGAATGAAGGAGATGATATACCATCCCCACAAAGCTTCGATGAATTTATAGAACTGCAATACAGACCATGTACATATTGTAAAGACAATTACAATCCAAGAAGCCGAATAAAAGAAGTGAGAGAACTTATTCAAGAATATTCACTTGCAACTTGGTTCACATGGAAGCGATCGGAAGCAATCAATCGATTTGAAATTAAAGACAAAGTGGATGTTATCAAACGCATGTATGGAGATTACTTTAGGGTCAAAGCATATCCACGTTTCTCTGCTTGCGTATCTGACATCATACGTGATCTGGATATCCTTGAGCAGACAGATAACTTTGTCCCAGAACTGATTGTAGTTGACTATGCTGATATCCTCAAGTCTGATAGAAATTCATTAGATGGTTATCACAAAGAAGATGATGTATGGATGAACTTAGCCCGGTTAGCTGGTGAAAGAAAAGCTTTAGTAATAGCTCCGACACAAGCGACAGGAGATGCTCTTGAAGTGGAGAATGTCACTCAGAAGCATACAGCACGATGGAAGGGTAAACTTGGGCATGTAGATGTCATGCTTTCATTGAATCAAACGGATGCAGAGAAACTAAGGGGTGTTATGAGAATTGGCATGATGGCTCATCGACATCAAAACTTCCAGCAGTACAAAACATGTACTGTACTACAGCAAATTGATATAGGACAACCCAACTTAGGGTCATACGGAAGTAGAGGTACTGGTCATTCCTCTACAATGGAATTAAAATAAGGAGAATATATATGATTTCAATAACAAAGATATTTAAATTCGAGGCGGCACATTTTCTTCCTAACCACGAAGGTAAATGCAAGAATACTCATGGTCATTCCTACAAGTTAGAAGTAACTATAAAAGGAATTGTTTTAACAAGTGGTCCTGAGCAAGGGATGGTAATAGATTATGGTAATCTATCTGCCATTATAGACGAACATGTAATACAGAAATTAGACCATTGTTTATTGAATGATGTATTTCATAACCCCACAGCAGAATATATGGTTTGGAGCATAGCTGAATGGTTGGAAAAGCCTATAAACACAAGTTCGAGACAGGTTATTAAACTACGTTTGTGGGAAACTGA